ACAGCGTCCCGTTCTGGCATCCGAACGCGCGCTGCGATCTCGAGCCGCACCGCGACAGCCTCGGCCGCCCGCTGTGGGAGATCGAGCACGTCCAGGAATGGAAGGGTGTTTGGCGCGGGTTCGTGCGCGTCAAGCAGGGCCGGCGATGGAACTGGGTCGAGCAGGAAGTCGTCGGCGCGCGGCCGCCGGGCGACGGTTGGACCTACGTGCGCTCGATCAAGGCGGAGCGGGTGCCGCACCGCTATACGCCGCTCTACAGGCCCGACGATCCCGACCTCGTCGTCGAGGCCCGGCACCACTATTCGGGCTGGTGGTGGTCGCTCGACACCGTGGCGGCGGCGCTGAGCGTCGATGCCGGGCGGCCGACCGGGCTGTCGCGCTGGTCGCGCGTGACGAACGGCACTGCGCCGCACCCTTGGCCGGCGGACGACGACAATCGGCTCGGCGGGATGGCGGCGCGGCTGAGGTTCGCCCGGCTCGAGGAGCTGCAGCGGGGGTCCGTCGCTCCGAACGCCGGCCGGCTGTCGCCGGCATACAGCCGCTTGACATGAACGGTGGACTTGACAATAGTGGTAGGACCATCTCAGGGCCCCGCGCGGCAGACCGCCCCGGGGCCCTTACCGTTCCCACCTCCCATGCCCTCGCAGCCTCCGCTCTTCCGTCACGCCTCGGCGCGCACGGCCCGCGAGCGCAAGGCCGAGCACGATGCGCGGCGGCGGCGATCGCAGCCGTGGCGGGCTTGGTACAAGTCCGCGCTTTGGCAAAGTCGCAGGGCCGAGCAGCTGGCGCGCCAGCCGCTGTGCGAGCGCCACCTGGCGCGGGGCCAGGTCGTCGCGGCGACGGTCGCCAACCACAAGGAACCGCATCGCGGCGACTGGGAGAAGTTCGCGCACGGCGAGCTCGAGAGCGCCTGCGACCGCTGCCACAACAGCGCGATCCAGCGCGAAGAGCGCGCCGCCCTCTCGGGCGAAGACGACGACGCTGGTCAGGGGTAGGGGGCGGGTCAATCTCCACGACCCTCCGCTCCGGGACCGGACCCGCAGTCGAATTTTTGCGGGAATGAAATTGGGGGAGGGGGGTATCGCGGGCGAAGGGCCTTCGCGCCGCGCTGACGAGGACATCATGCGCGGACGCAAGCCTGGCAGCCCGAAGGTGCAGGACCTCGCCGAGGGCAAGCAGGGACTCCGTTTGATCGACGGCGGCGGCGCGCCGCCGGAGCCGCCGGCGGACGATCCCAACGCGCCGCCCGCCTGGCTCACGAGCGAGGACGCGCGCCGGTGCTGGCGCGACGTGCTGCCGGACTTGACGCTGCGCAAGCAGTACATCGCCCTCTTCGAGCGCGAGCTCGGCCGCTACTGCGCGGCGTTCGGCGACTACGTCGAGGCGCGCCGCAAGATGGACGCCGCCGGCGGCGCGGTGGTGAAGTCGAAGAAGAACGTCGACATGCTGTCGCAATGGTGGGTGGTCGCGAACCGCGCGCACGAGACGATGCTGAAGCTCGCCGCGGATCTCGGCCTCAACCCGGTCGCGCAGCTGCGCATGGCGGGCCTGCAGCTCGACCTGTTCAACCAGCCGCCGCGCGCGACCGGCACCGACGGCCCGGGCGGCGCGTCGCCGGCGAACCCGTTCGGCGCGTTCCGCCGGTAGGCCGGACATGCACCCGACCTACGGGGCGCGAGCCCGCGAGTATGCGGAGCGGATCGCGAACGGCGCGGTGGCGGCGGGGGCGCTGACGATCGCGGCCTGCCGGCGCCACGTCGACGATCTCGCGTGCGCGGCGGCGGGCGCGGCGGACTTCCCGTTCCGCTTCGACGAGGCCGCGGCGAACCGCGTCTGCGGCTTCGTCGAGATGTTCCCGCACATCAAGGGGGCTTGGGCGAAGACGCGGACGACGCTCCGGCTCGAGGACTGGCAGTGCTTCGTGCTCTGCGTGCCGTTCGGCTGGCTCGAGGCCGGGACCGGGCACCGCCGCTTCCGCAGCTGCTACATCGAGGTGCCGCGCAAGAACGCGAAGACGACGCTGTCGGCGCCGGTGGCGCTCTACATGCTGACCGCCGACGGCGAGCAGGGCGCCGAGCTCGTCGCCGCGGCGACGAAGAAGGACCAGGCGTCGATCGTCTTCAAGATCGCGCAGTCGATGGCGCGGAAGTCGGAGGCGTTCCGCACCGAGTTCGGCGTGCTCGTGCGCGCGCACTCGCTGCTCTGCCTCGAGACCGAGTCGACGTTCAACGCGATCGACAGCAAGGGCTCGACGCAGGACGGCGCGAACCTGCACTTCTCGCTGAACGACGAGCTGCACGCCTGGAAGGGCCGCGACCTCTACGCGGTGCTCGAGACGGCGATGGGCAGCCGCGCGCAGCCGATGATGTGGAACATCACGACCGCCGGCGCCGACCAGTCGGGCGTCTGCTACGAGCAGCGCGGCTACGTCGAGAAGATCCTGAAGGGCGTCGTCAAGGACGAGCGCACCTTCGGCATCGTCTACACGATCGACGCGGGCGACGACATCTACGCCGAGGCGACCTGGCGCAAGGCGAACCCGAACTACGGCGTGTCGGTGCTGGCGCACGACATGAACGCGCTGGCGTGGAAGGCGCGCAACAATCCGAAGTCGCGCGCCGACTTCCGCATGAAGCGCCTCAACGTCTGGATCAACGCCGCGTCGGCGTTCTTCGACATCGACGCCTGGAACCGCTGCGCGAATCCCGAGCTCCGGAGGCGCAGCTTCGCCGACGAGGAGGCGATCGTCTCGCTCGACCTGGCGAGCAAGCGCGACGTCAACGCGAAGATCCGCCTCTTTCCGCCCGCCGGCGCGCGCCCTAAGTGGGCCCTCCTGACCGACTTCTGGCTGCCGCGCGCGGCGGTGCGCGACGGCGCCAACGCCTCCTACCGCGGCTGGGAGGAGGAGGGCTGGCTCCACGTCACCGAGGGCGACGTCGTCGACTACGAGGCGATCAAGGAGAGCGTGCTCGACGGCGACGCGAAGGCGCACGTGATCCGCACGATCGCCTACGACCCGCACCAGGCGATGCACCTGATCCGCCTGTTCATGGACGCGAACCTGCCCTGCCTCGAGATGCGGCCGACCGTGCTGAACTTCTCGGAGCCGATGAAGGAGTTCGACGCGCTGCTCGCGAGCGACATGATCGAGCACGACGGCAACCCGGTCATGGCTTGGATGATGTCCAACGTCGTCGCCGTGCGCGACCGCAAGGACAACGTCTACCCGCGCAAGGAGCGCGACGAGAACAAGATCGACGGTCCCGTCGCGGCGATCGCCGCGTTCGCCGTGGCGCTCGGCGCGCCGCCGCCGGCGAAGTCGTTCTGGGAAGTGCCCGCCGCCGCGTCGTCCCCGGCGCCCGCTTCCGCCGCCGCTCAATAGGCCGCGAAGGCCCTTCGCGCGCGAGAGGAAACGCATCGCATGTCGCTCGCCTCGCGGATCGGTGATGCCTGGCGCGCGCTGCGCGGCGGCTCCGGCAGCAAGGGCGCGTCCTGGGAGCAGATCTGGCGCGACATCTACGGCGGCCGGCCGACGAAGTCTGGCCAGGAAGTGAGCTGGCGAACTGCGCTCGACGTCTCGACGGTCAACGCAGTCACGCGGGTGCTCGGCAACGGCGTGGCGCAGCCGCCGTTCAAGCTGATGCGCGAAAGCGAGGGGCGCCGCGAGCCGGCGAAGGACCATCCGCTCTATGAAGTGCTGGCGCTCAGGCCCAACGAGTGGCAGACCTCGTTCCAGCTTCGCCGCCAGCTGATGATGCACTTGGTTCTCTGCTCGAACGCGTTCGTGTTTAAGAACCTCGTGCAGGGCCGCGTGCGGGAGCTCCTGCCGCTGCAGCCGGGCTGGGTCACGGTCGAGCAGCTCGGCGACTGGTCGCTGCGCTACAAAGTGCGCCTGTTCGACAAGTCCGAGATCGAGATCCCGGCCGCGCAGATCTGGCACCTGCGCGCAGCGTCGTGGAACGGCTGGTACGGCCTTGAGGCCGTCAAGCTCGCCCGCGAGGCGATCGGCTTGGCGATGGCGAGCGAGGAAAGCCAGGCGAACATGCACAAGAACGGCGTGCGGCCGACCGGGCTCTACGCGGTCGAGGGCGTGCTGACGAAGGAGCAATACGCGCCGCTGCGCGAACAGGTCATGAAGGAGCAGACCGAGAACGGCGGCGGCGTTTTGATCCTCGACCGCAAGGCGACGTTCACGCCGACGACGATGACCGGCGTCGACGCGCAGCACCTCGAGACGCGGAAGTTTCAGATCGAAGAAATCTGCCGAGCGATCGGCGTGCAGCCGATCATGGTCGGTCACCCCGCTGACCTCGCGGCGCGCGCCGCCGTCGAGCAGATGCTCCTGGCGCACCTCGTGCACACGATGGATCCCTGGTACGTCGACATCGAGCAGTCGGCCGACGTGAATCTGCTGAGCTCGCAGGAGCGGGCCGAGGGCTACTATACGAAGTTCACGCGCGGCGCGCTGCTGGCGGCCGATGCGAAAGGCCGCTCCGAGTACTTCTCGAAGGCGCTCGGCGCCGGCGGATCGCCGCCGTGGCTGACGCAGGACGAGGTCCGCGAGCTAGAGGACCGCAACCCCAAGGGCGGCAAGGCCGGCGAGCTCGCCGAGGGCACGAATCCCGGGCAGGCGCCGAAGCCGCCCGAGCCCGACCCGCAACCGAAAGAGGATGACGAGTGAATGCTGCAGACCGCTGAGCGCCCCGCGCTGCGCCCGCCGCGCGCATGGACCGTCGCCCGCGTCGCCGCCTTCTTCGCCGACCGCATCGGTGCGCCCCGCTTGTCATCGGACTTCTTCGCCGATCTCGGCATGGGTCCGGACGAGCGCATCGCCGCCGATTCCGCGCCTCAGGCCGCGCGCATGATGGCGGGTGTGCTCGCGCTCGCCGGCGGCGTGGCTCCGGCGATCCTCGAACCCTTCGTGGCCAAGCGCCACGATCTCGTCGACGCCTGCGCCGCGGCGATCTCCCCGGCGTTCGACGCGGGCGATCTGCGCTTCACGTTCGAGCATGGAGTTATGTCGGTCGTCGTCCACGTGCCGGCCAGCTTTATCGGCGCGCTGAAGGTCCTGCTGGCGCGCATTCGCGAGGAGCTCGATGAGCAAGCTGCTTGAGACCAAAGGCGTGCCCCGCCGCGCGGGTGGCGCGTTCCGCGGCGCGATCGCGATTCCGTTCGCGGTGAAGTTCGCCGAGGGCGCGGCCGAGGGCACCGTCTTCGGCTACGGCGCCGCGTTCGACAACGTCGACGGCAAAGGCGACATGATCGTCAAGGGCGCCTTCAAGGAGACGCTGCGCGAGCACAAGAAGAACGGCACGATGCCGGCGATGCTGATGCAGCACGGCGGCTGGGGCATCGGCGCCGACGACTTGACGCCGGTCGGCGTCTGGACCGCGATGAGCGAGGACGATCAGGGACTCGCCGTCGAGGGTCGCCTGGCGCTCAAGACGAAGCGCGGCGCCGATGCCTACGAGCTGCTGCGCATGGACCCGCGCCCGGCGCTGAACGGCCTCTCGATCGGCTACGTCGCGAAGGCGTGGGAGATCGGCACGAAGCCCGGGGAGCCGCGCCGCACGCTCAAGAAGATCGAGTTGTGGGAGGTGTCGCTCGTGACCTTCCCCGCGAATCCGAAGACCCGCGTCGAGGGCATCAAGGCCATCGACGCGATCGAAAGTCTCAAGGATGCGGAGTCGATCCTGCGCGAGGCAGGGTTTTCCCGCGCCGAGGCCGTGGCGTTCATCGCCCGGATCAAGGCCACCACCCAGCGCGAGGCTGGCGACGGGCTGACCGACTGGCTGGCGAGTGCGGGTAGCGCCGCCGCCGTTTTGCAACCCCTCACCTAGAGGCATCCATGAAAGAGTGGATCGTCGCCGGGCTGCTTGCCGCAGTCCTGGTCGTTTCCGCGTGGCCGCTGATCCGCGATCACGCGTTCGATCCGCTGCGTCGCCAGATGCAGACGGACTACTCGGCCCTCCAGAAGCGTTTCCTGAACGGCACGGCCGCGGCCGCCTACGAGACGAAGGACGACGACTTCGACGCCGCCGCGGCGAAGCGCGTGCTCGACGATTTGCAGAAGGCGTGGGCTGCGTTCAAAACCACGAACGACGACGAACTGAAAGCGATCAAGAAGCAGGTCACCGATCCGCTCGCGGCCGACAGCCTCAAGAAGGTCAACGAAGCGCTCGACAAACTCGGTGCGGATCTCAAGACCGCGACCAAGTCGGCGACCGAGCGCGTCGACGACATCGAGAAGAAGCTGAATCGCCCTAGCAACCTGCAGCCCGGGCAAACGCCGGACGAACTGAAGAAGGAGCTCAAGTCGGTCGAGACGCACAACATCCACCTCCGCGCCTACGCGGCCGAGAAGCGCTTGCCGACGCCCGAGCTGGTTACGCTCGAGCAGTATCGCGCGGGCAAGTCCGCGTTCATCAAGGCCTGCCGCTACGGCGAGCGCGCCCTGACGGACGAGGAAGAGAAAGCGCTGAAGGCGATGTCGGTCGGCAGCGATCCGGACGGCGGCTACCTGGTGCCGGCCGATCTCGCGGGCCGCATGGTGACGCGGATCTACGACAGCTCGCCGATCCGGCAGATCGCCGACGTCCAGCCCACGAGCCGCGACGCGCTCGAAGGCATGGAGGATGTCGGCGAGGCCGATTCGGGCTGGGTGGCCGAGACCGGGACGCGGACCGACACGACGAATCCGCAGCTCGGCAAATGGCGGATCCCGGTGCACGAGCAGTATGCGCAGCCGAAAGCGACGCAGCAGCTGCTCGATGACGCCGCGACCGACGTCGAGACCTGGCTCGTCAACAAGGTCGGCGACAGGATGGCCCGCCGCGAGAACACGGCCTTCGTCACCGGCGACGGCGTCGGCAAGCCGAAGGGGTTCACCGTCTATGCAACCGCCGCGCTGAACGACGGCACGCGAAGCTGGGGTACGCTCGAGCACATCGTGACGGGCACCAACGCCTCGCTCGGCGTCGGCACCGCGGCGATCGACAAGCTGATCGACGTGCAGACGGCGCTCAAGCCCAACTTCAGGGCGAACGCGCGTTGGGTGATGTCGCGCGCGAATGTCGGCACGGTGCGCAAGCTCCGCGACGGCGCCGGCTCCTACATCTGGTCGCCGCCGGTGCAGGCGTTCGCGTCGGCGACGCTGCTGCAGGCGCCGATCACGGAAGCCGAAGACATGCCGGCGGTCGGCACCGGTTCGCTGTCGATCGCCTATGGCGACTTCATGCAGGGCTACCAGATCGTCGACCGGCAGGCGGTCCGCGTGCTGCGCGACCCCTACACCGACAAGCCCTACGTCAAGTTCTACTCGACGAAGCGCGTCGGCGGCGGCGTCGTCAACTACGAGGCGATCAAGCTCCTGAAGTTCAGCACCTGAGTTCGCTGAGCCCGGGACCATCTGACCCGATCGGGGCGGCCTTCGCGGGCCGCCCCTTTTCACACTCGACAAGGAGCTTCGACATGAAGCGCGACCTCAAGAGCGGCCACGACGCCGCTCATTCCCTGCCGCCGCTGCTGCGGACGGCCAACGGCACCGGCGCCGGCGTGGACCTGGCCGGATACGACAGCGCCTTCGCCCTCGTACATTTCGGCGACTGGACCGACGGCACCTGGACGCCGAAGCTGCAGGAATCCGACGACAACACGGCGTTCACCGACGTCGTCGCCGGCGATCTGCAGGGGGCGTTCACGGCCGTCTCGGGCACCGCCGGCGAGAACACGGTGCAGCGCGTGGGCTACATCGGCGCCAGGCGCTACGTCCGCGGGTTCCTGACCGGCACGGGCACGACCGGCATCGCCGCCGGCATCAGCGTCGTCCGCGGCCATCCGGCCCGCCAGCCGCTCAGCTGACACAGTGCCAGCGTGGCCACGCCCGAGCGCTTCCCCGAGGCGAACCTTCTGCTCGGCCCGCCGCAGGGCTGCGAGACCGATGTCAACCCGCTGCCGGTGCGCCGGCTCGAGGGCTGCCTCGTCTCGTGCTGGCGGCTGACGGCGGAGGAGCTCGCCGAGGTGCAGCGCACGGGCGTGGTCTGGCTTTCGGTCTGGGGCCGGCGGACGCAGCCGCCGGTCATGGTCACCGCGATCAAGGCGGATGTCATCTGATGCAAGCCGATCAGCGCTACATCCTCCGCCAGGGGCGACACGGGCTGTTCCTGGTCAATCCGCGCGACCGCTATGTCGGCCGCGCGCTGGCCGAATATGGCGAGTTCTCCGAGTGGGAGGTCGCGGCGCTGCTCGCGCCGCTCAAGCCTGGTGCCGTCGTCGTCGAAGCTGGGGCGAACATGGGCGCCATCACCGTGCCGCTCGCGCGCCGCGTCGGCCGCGACGGCTGCATCTTCGCCTACGAGCCGCAGCGGCTCACCTTCCAGCAGCTGTGCGCGAACCTGGCGCTCAACGGGCTCGACAACGTCGTCGCGCGCTGGGCCGCGTGCGGCCGTGAGCGCGGCGCGATCACGGTGCCGGTGGTCGATCCCGACCTGCCGAACAACATCGGCGGCCTCGACATCCGCGGCCACGCCGACGGCGAGATCGTCGACGTCGAGCCGATCGACGCGCTCGGGCTCGACCGCTGCGACCTCATCAAGGCCGACGTCGAGGGCATGGAGCGCGACGTGCTCGCCGGCGCGCGCGCGACGATCGCGCGCTGCCGCCCGCACCTCTACCTCGAGAACGACCGGCCCGAGAACGGCGCCGCGCTGATCGACGACGTGCTG